CGCAACTGTGAACTTGCCTCCACCCATCGGTGTGATCTGAACCTTGGGGTCAGCGCACACCACCGACAGGGAAACAGGATCACCAATGTTCAACGTCACGTGACCGGTGACGTTCGTGCCGTCCGCATCGGTGCCAGTGATGTTGAGGTCGACTGCGCGCGTGTCTGCGTCACTCGCCACGACCGTCAACACCGCTGACTGGCCGGGAGCGATGACGGACTTGTCTAGCGTTGCCGAATTGATGACTGGGGCTGTCATCTTCATCAGTCCTTTGAGCATCGGATTCGATACGTACCGCCGAGGTAGCGATACGTCTGCCCCTGAACGACATCTGGATGCTTGATGATGCGTTCACGCTTACATGTCAGCGATCCGCCGCCAGGGAACGTGTGTGCCTGCCTGTGAAGCAGTTCGTGGATGCGTACAGCAATTGGAGTGATGCTGGAGTAGGAGTCACCGAGGCCGATGGCCATCACGTCGTACAGACTGTCGGTGTCCATGATGTCTCCACCGACTTCGACAATGTCACGACTTGAAACTGTCTCGAACCGAACCTTGGGCAGTGGCATATCGGGGGTGATAGGGCCAAGATCACCCTCGATACGACCACCAACCAACGAGTTCAGAGTCGAGTCTCCAGACAACACTCCGAACATCCACGGATCAACCAGTTCGACCAGTTCTATGCTCGCCGTCATGTCGCACACGCCCTTCTGAGTGCTTCAGTGATTTTCTCGACGAACACAGGCTCCATCATGTGTGCACCTGGTCGAACGACGGGACGTGCCCCCTGATTCACCGTCCCGAACTCCTGGAAGCCAGAGTAGAACCCCTGACCGAGGTACCAGCCAACAGCGACCTCGACCGTGAACGGACCCTTGTCACGCGACGTCGTCACGCGAGCGATGAGCCCGGTTCGCTTCCACACCGTCGATGCGAACAACTCTGACAGGGCATCACCCATCTCGGTGACACCCTTGTCGAGTTCGTCGCTCATCGCAGCACTGACCTTCGGAAGGTCATTGCGCGTGACGGTGATCGGCGACATCTACTTGCCTCCGCGAGACCTTCGCGTTGCGGCAGCCTTACGAGCCATGACTGAACGCTGTGTATGAGTTCGACCTGCATTGGATATCTCTGCAGCAACCTGCTTTGACTTGCCCTTACGACGCAAGGCCTTGTAGACATCCTGACGTGCCGCGTACACGAACCCGTACTTACCGCCCCTGTCGCTGACCACTTCAGACCTCCCTCACGTTGATACGAGTGCAGATGGCTAGCGCTGACTCTGGCGTCTTGTTGCCGATGACGAGCCAGACTGCTCCGGTCTTCTCGTTCTCCACGTGATCCCCTTCTTTGACATCCGTACCAAGCGGTAACAGGATGGCCGCCGTCGGAGGGGAGAAGATCGCACCGAGTTGCGCATTCGGAAGCGGGTCGATGGGCACACCGAAGCGACAGGGGATGCCGTGCTTCAGCAGGGGGTACGTTGTGGTAACGCCTCCCCCGCCGTCACCAGACTTGGTCGGCCGCTTGATGCGACACGAATCAAGGAACGACGACTGAAGGAGACGTCGCCCGCTCTCCACTGCCGCCTGAACGCTCACCGCAAGCCGTGTGCTTCCAGGTGAGTCTTCTGCTCGGCAGTCAGGGCATCCTCGTCAGGACGGTCCGCGTCGGGCTCGCTGTGACCCAGCACGAGCCGCTGCGTGACGTTCTTCGGGTCGCCGGCCTGCTGCTCGGGCTCAACGTGTGCTGGCAGGGTTACCTCTCAGAAGTTGCTCGAACTGACCATGAGTTGTGCCTCATCGGCAGCATCAACGACACCTGATGCCTCACCTCGGAACATCCACGTACCGGAACGGTCAACCGTCACGTTCGCCTCGAAGAACCCCAGATCACGTCTGGTGAAGTTCGTGTCAGGGTAGGTGAGGATGGTTGTGCTACCGGTGGGGTCCTTGATGAGGCAGCGGGCCACGGTGGGATCGGTAGGCACACCGAGCAGGAAGAACTTGACCTCAACGAGGATCCGCTGCCCCGGGTAGACAGGGCTCGCCATGGCCGCCTCCTACGTGCGCCGTATCCGAACGATGGCCTCCGCAGCGCGCAGGGCCTGCACCGCAGCCCTACCCGGGCGGCCGAACACGCGCCCGAGGAAGGTACTGGTGAAGGTACCGCTCGTCGTGACGGTGGCGGTGAGAAGTCGTACCGATGACTTGCGGAACGCTCCGGTTGACGTGCTGCTCACCGCGAAGGTTCGGAACATCTGCTTGAAGGACAGACCGACCATCGTCGACGAGCCGGTGAACGCCTTGTTCAGCACCTTGATCCATGCACCAGCGGGCGTAATACTCGCAGTGAACGCCTTGACAACAACTTTGAGCGAGGTGAGCACACTCGTCGCCGTGGTCGATCCTGTGAACGCATTCTTCGTGATGTTCCGCTTCAACACGCTTGATGACGTGCTACTTGCGGTGAAAGTGAACGAGTTGCCTGTTCCGTCGGTGAGTGTGACGTCGTCGACGTCGAAGTTGTACGATGCGCCAGATCCACCGACGGATGCTACGTAGACATACCCCGAAGCACCAACAGATGAATCCGTTGCGCTCAAGGTGTATGAGCCGGGCTCCGAACCAGATGCAGCCCAGACCTTAGCCTTGACGGTGGTGCCTACGACGTAGAACTTGAACTTGTATGCCGTCGACGTCGCAATGCTGAGCGACGTGTTCTGCAGTGTGGTGTACGAGTACGAGACGGCCTTGTTGATGGAAACGTCGTTCCCACCGTTGGCGTCGATGTGAAGGAAGTACCCGGTTCCATCGAACGCAGTCGTGGATGCTCTGATCCAGACCTCGAACGCTCCATCAGTGGCAGAGTTTATGGTGAGCGTTCCGGAAATCTCATAGTCAGCACGGTTCGTTCCGGCGTAGCGCACGGCCATCTTGCCGGAGTAGCCAGTGCTCGTGCCGGCGTTGCATCGACCCTTGTTGCTCTGGATCGTTGCCGTAGCGCCAGATGTAGCGTTGAGCGTAGTCCAGTTGGAAGCGTTCCATGACGCATTGTTGGAGCCCGCGAAGGCATCCGTGAAGTAAGTGGTCATGGTCTCTCCGGACTACTTTGTCGTAACGAAGAACGGCTTGACGTAGAAGTACCCCGGATATCCGATCTTCATCGTCTTGTCGTTGTGGAGTTCGATGAACTCGTCTCGTTGTTCGACTGACAGATGCTGGTAGTAGAACTTCCCCACCTGTCCATTAACCCCCTGAGGGGGTGTGAGGTATGCCTTGTAGTGTTTGTCAGTTGGGCCGACGATCCACCCCTCTTTGACTTTCGAGAGGAAGTCTTCGGGGTGCATGGAGCCACAGTACGAGCATCCACGTTCCTGTCCGACGGGCCCATGACCTGGTAGATAGTCGTCCTGATCTGGCGCGAGTTGATGCGGTACCTCGAAGCGTCTTGGGCATGTGTGCATCAGGAACCACTGGGGAAGGTGATCTGGTACGTCGCGGCGATGGACTCCGAGGATCCGAGGTTGACGACGCTGAACACGGAACGGTCGAGCATGACGCCGCCACCCGTGCCGGCCTGACTGAAGATTCCGTGCTCGGTCGCAGCCACCGTGGCGGACACGGTGATGGTGGCTGTGGTCTCGTAGGTCTTGGAGTCGCCAGACTTCTCACCGAGCGTCCCGGTGGGCCGCGTGCTCGACGTCGAGTACTGCGTGGTCAGTTCGGTGATGAGTGCCGTCTGGCTCGCAGCCTCAGCGGTCGTGCCCGTACCGAGCCCGTGATAGCGCATCGTCTCCAGTTCCACGAGGTTCTGGAACGCGTCGACGATGAAGCCAACACCCGTGTCCGTGACGACACGGCAGGAGGCAAGACCGAGGTCCTCGAACTCACCATCCTTGCGGAAGACACCGAGCCAGAGGTGACCGATGGCGAACAATCGACCCTGATCAAACGCGTACTGGTCGATCAGCGAGCGCTCGAAGTTGACGAGGTTGGTTCCCTGCCAGGCTCTGCGCATGGCCGCAAGCCGGTCCCAGAACCGCACGCGCTGCTGTGTGCCGTAGCGAACGGCGTCGTCGAGATTGCGAATGAGGGGCCGCTCCGGAGGCGTTACGCGCCGAACCGAGAGGGCACCTGCCGCCAGGGACGTCTTCATCGCTCAGTTCCTCTCAATCACAACAGAGTCTGTTGTGATGGTCTGATCCGACTTGGTTGGGTATGGCATCAGACCGGGATCGACTTCCGAGAACTCTCCTCCGTACGCGGCGTTCTTCGTCCACGAGGTAGAGTTCTTCATCTTCAACGAACCAGTGGTACCAGTTCCGATACCAGCAGCAGCCATGGCCTGGTCGATGTTCGCGAAGTCCAACATCGACAGCATCAACTGCGGTCGTGTCTCTTTCATCTGGAACTGCCAGCCGATGGAGACACCGCCATCGGCCGTAATGCTCTGATTGCTCAGCAGGTCTGGATTCGCGAGCACACGCTTGACTGTTTCGACAACGGTCATGACAACAACGCGCTCCGACACCTGTCCGGCCGCCACGGCGGGCGCGAGCGAGGGGCGGTACACGTCGATCAGCGTGATGGTGTCGTCGATCAGCGTGAGGGCAATGTCTGCCTCGGCATCAGAAAGGGGACGCCAGCGCGATTCAATGTCAAGAGTGCTGACGTTGTATGACACTGGCGTCCCCTTCTTGGATCAGGCAGTGCGGTCGACGGTAACTTCGAGGAAGCCACCCGGGTCCGCAAGACCCGTGCTGCCGGAGTGCGTGCTGGTGAACTGCAGCACATCACCTGCAGCCACAACCTTGTCCGCAGCGGTCGAGGTGAGGGTGATGGTCTTCGGAACGGCAGCGGCGATGTTCACGCCGTTGGTAAGCGCGAGACTCGCCACCGACGTGGTGCCCGAGCCGGCGGCACCCTTGTTGAGTACCGCAACGGTCCGGGTCTCGGTGTTGGCCCCCGTCACAGCAGCGTTCGCCACGTACTTGACGGACGTGACCGTTCCCGCTTCGAGCATGATGGCAACGTTGGTCGTACCGTCCGCGCCGGCCGCGAGGGCAGGCATGGTGAGTCGGTATGCACGCTGGAGCGCAGCCTGGTCAGACATGACTTGTGATGTTCCTTTCTCAGGACGTCTCGGTGGTGACGTAACCCACCGGGTAGCGGCTGGCCTCGGTCGGCTGGTCGTTGTTCAGGGTGTTGACGACCTGCCACCCGCACCGCATGGTGAGACGGACAGCGGTCATGTCCTGCTGCGCCAGGTTGAAGATGATGGCACCCGAGTTGTCCTGGATGACAGCCTCGGTCAGGATCTTCATCGTGATGTCCTTGCGAACAGCCACGACGAACTGCGTCCAGTCGCCACCGAAGATGAGCGGGTGGGTCGCACCGGACGTCAGATCCCACAGACCACGCATCGGGTAGTGGACCGGGTGACCATCGAACGAACGCAGGTCCGCACCGACACGAACGTTCGCGTCGCTGAGGCGGTCACCGAGGCTGTTGCGGGTCTGCCGCAACTTGGTACGAGCCTTGGTGGCGGCGACGAAACCGTTGATCTCGAAGCCATCCTGCTCGACCGCGTCATAGACGTTGTCGATGTCATTCAGGAAGCCACCAGACGCGACGGCGCTGGAGTTCTTCGTGCTGTTGCCGGCGGCGGCGGCAGCGGCCTGAACGTTCGTCGGGAAGGACGACGGGGCAGCGGTACCGAAGTACACAGCACGGTCCAGAGTGCGCGAGAAGGCCTCCGCGAGCAGCGGCATGGCCTCGTCCCAGATGTTCGCGTCCACGTCGTCCAGGACGTTGTCCGGGACCGGCATGATGACAGCGATCTCTTCGATGTTGATGTACTTGTTGGTCCAGGACATCTCGGTCGTCTGCTTCATGCCCGAGTCGCCAGAGACCCAGTACGCAGCCGGCAGAGCCGACAGCACCGGGAAGCGAACCTGCGCACGAGAGACGGGAATGTGCCGGAACAGCGAGAGAACAGACGACGTCTCGACGGCCTTGCCGAGCATGTCGTTGCTGACCTCTTCGGGGATCAGCGCTGCGGCATCGGTCCGGTTGGTGCTGTTGTTGTACGCACCACCGGAGTACGGGTAGATCGGGCTTCCGTCAGCGCGAAAGCCAATGGGCTGCTTGATGCTCGACACGACGGACCTCCAACGGGTCGAGGGTGATGCAGCCCCAGTCGTGTCGAGTTCTGGCGCTGCGCTACCTTCCGGCTGCGCGCCGGATCAGGGCGTTCATGTCGTTGCCCTTCCCCTGGGGAGCACGCCCGCGTGGACCCAGTTCCGGATCCAGCCTCTTGCTCACCTTCGCGAGATGTGGCTTACGCTTGAGCAGATCGGCAAGGTCTGCCTTGATCCGCCGCTCCGGCACGCTGCCCTCGTCGTCCACCTCGTAGTCGTCGAGGTTGAGGTTCAGCACGGCATCCTGTGGATCAGCGAACACGTCCGCAGCGAGTGCTCGGATCTCCGAGCGCAAGATGCGCGCGTTCGCCTTGCCCAGGACTTCAGAGTCGCGACGCCGCAAGTCGTCGGCGTGCTTCTGCTCGTCCTGAGTCCTCTTCGTGAGCATCGTCCGGATCTCGTCCGGACTCCTCACTCCGAGGTCCTTCGCGAGGCTTCGCCACGGACGCAGTCCGTCACGAGCCTGCTTCAGATCACCGCGTAGCCGGTCGAGAGCCTCTCGTCCACCTTCTCCGAGGCTCCCGTTGCCACCTTCTCCACCGTCCCCGCCGCTGCCTCCCTCGTCACCGAGGTCGTCATCGTCTGGATCGTCCCCTTCTGCTCCACCGAGGTAGCCCCAGAACGGGGTCCCGTCGAATCGAACACCAAGAGGAACGGTCTCGAACGGCATGTGCGTTGTCTCCTTCGGGGGTGCGGCCTCGCGCCGCTGGTCACACCGGCCTCGCGCCCGTCGTGCGATCAGGACAGAATGTACCCGAATCGAAGCAGTTGGCGTCGCGCTTCGTCCTTGTTTCCCCGCGCGTCGTGGAGGATCTGCCACGGGGTCGGCCGGAGCACCTTGTCGGCGTTGCGACCGTAGTACCCACGCTTCGTCGTGCCCACCTTCGTGTAGCGCCTGCCATCATCCGCCGTGTACACACCACCACGTCGCGTGGCATTCACTACCTGAGACATGTCGGCACCACTTCGGATGGCCTCTGCATTGGCCTTGCCGAATGCTTCGTTCTGTTGCTCAGCATCAAGCGACTTGAAGTATGTATATGGGTTCGTAACGAGGTCATCATCTACCGCCTCGATAGCAGGTATGTGACGACAGTCGCAGTTCACATGACGTGGGAACCCTTCGTTCCAGCGATAGAACCGACCGGCCAGAACGATACAACGTCCACATGATGGAGGGTTCAACACTCGGACGTACCCATACTGCGTCCGCTTGTAGGACGACTTGCGACCCGGCCGCTTGATCCCCAGCGTCCTCGGGTCGACCGGTTCCGCCGTGGCGATGGCGACCTGGTCCGCTGCCCGGCCGGCGTCCGGGATCTGGGTCTGCACGACCGACTGCAGGAAGGCCCGGCCAGCCTGGCGCGCCACGGCGGCCGCGTCCCCGCGCCGGGTTCGCATGAGGGCCTGGATGGGTGCCCCGGCGAGCAAGGACTCGAGATTGCGCCCGTCGCTCGCGATGCCGGCGAACTGGTGCGGCACCAGGGCGGGGATCTCGGCCGACGCGCCGAGCATGGCCAGCGAGGTCTCTACGAAGGCCTGCGCCTCGCTGGCCACCGACTCCTGGGCGATCGAGAGCAGGACGTACACCCGCTGGCCGAGCCCGTCACGGAACCATGACCCCAGCCAGTCGTTCTCGTCTGCACTGCTCCACAATGCGAGGATTGCGGCCAATGTCGCATCAGTAAGCGCTCCCTGTGCGGCCTGGTGCTCAACAGCGAGTTGTTCGGCTTGAGTCGCCTGCCGGACAGCCGGCTGGACGCTCACGCCTATGACCTACTGCCGGTCGTCCCCGGAACGCGTCCACCACCCGGAGTCCCGGGCCTGCCGTTGACACCTGGACGTCCAGGCTTGCCAGGCACTCCCGGTGCTCCAGGCTTGCCTGAGCCAGCATTGTTCGTAGCGCTCTTGGGCATGTTCCCATTCTGACCCTGCATCCCTGGTTGTCCAGGTGTCTGGGTGGGTACAGCCGAAACGCCTGCGAGCGTGCGGTACCGAGCAGCGAGGATCGAAGTGGGATCCGTGTCGTTCGCACGCTTGGCCGCGTCGTCCTGCATCTGCTTCCACCGAGTGATCTCGGGTGGTGTGGCACCCCACCGCTCCCACAGGGCCTCCTGCGGAACACCGAGCGTGGCCATCTTCGTCAGCGCATCGACGAGTTCACCTTCGGTACGGTGCTCAGGGTTGCGCCAGATCGTCTCGATGGACAGGCCGTTGACTGGAAGTCCAGCAGTCTTCCGCACGAGACGCATGTACCGCTCAACAGGGTCATCAACCGAACGCATGCGCTGCCGACACTTCGCAACCAGACCAGACTCGCTCGCCTTGAGGGTCTGTCCGTTGACATTGCTCATCTCTCCGAGCAAGTACTGAGCAGGCGTGCGAGTGCGGCTCGCAATGTCCTTGACGTCTTCGCGCTTCGCTGCTGAGTACGGATCCAGCGCTGCCGCATCCCACTGGCCGAACTTGGTGTCGATGACCTCAGTCGTAACCACTCTGTCTCGACCGGTGACGATCTCGTTCTTGTTTCCCTTCTGGTCGACCTTCGGCCAGCCGGAAATCCACTTCTGCGGGAAGGCTCCATAGTCCTGCGTCACGAGTCGATCGGCCAGGGTCTTGTTGACACGATCCTGGATGTCTGTGATGTCTTCGAGTTCGGAACGGCCACCCGTGAGCATGCGCGGGTTGTTCGGCAACTCGAAGATGGGAACCTCGTCGATCATGCCTGGTGCTGGCCATGACTCGCCGGCAACCTCACGAACGTCCCACAACGGTTGGACCAACTGCTCCAACTTCATCTTGCGCTCGAAGTCGTTCAGGTCGATGTGGGGAACGTTGGTACTGGGGCGCTTCTGCTTGAACTTGTAGACGTCAATCATGCCGGTCTGCGGGTCTCGCAAGTACAGCACGGCATGGACAGTAGCGGTCCAGTCGTCGTCATAGACCTTCAGTCCAGCAGCAGTCACACGTCGATTCGTTCCAGGAACGAACTCCACGATGCACTGAGTAGGATGCTCCACATACATCAGTGGAGTGCTGGGGTCTCTCTCGTTGTGCGCGACAGACGCGTAGGACATGCCGGCAATGGCCGCTTCGAGAAGACACTTGTCGAACTCTGACGACATGTTATTGTCTGTCCAGATGCGCCACGTCTCGTCATCTGCTTCGAGCGGGTCGATCTGGTTGGGCTGCTCGCTGTTCGGAAGGCGAGTGAGAAGAGGCTGGTCCGATGGGCGACGCTTGGGGTTTGTGCTGACGCGGAAGCCATCAATCATCATCCGCTCGACCTGAGCGTCAATGACGAGACCGCAGTAGTTCGATCGAGCCATGTGCAGAATGGCTCGGAACTCTTCGTCAGCATCCGGGTTCAACCACGGAAGAGGGTGCTGCCCCGTGTAGTAGTCATTGTAGAAGTCGATCATCTCGTTACGGACGACCAACTGCAGCCATAGCCGGTGGGCCCACCACTCCGGGCTCTCGGGCTTGAGCACCATTCGCCCAACAACCGCCACGGATGCTCCTCTTCTCAGCGACGGTAGGTGCCACCCACCGCGATCCGGTACTGCTGAGGTGGGGCCCACTTGTCCTCTGCCGTCAGGGTCGCTGCCGCCTCGTGTGCGAGAGTATCCGCGTAGGCGAAGTCGATCTTACGATGTGCATCCGGCTTCGTCAGGATGTACCGATCGCCAGGCTTGGCGGCCTTCCGCGCGTTGTACATGTGGTCCTTGTAGATCGGATCGCCATCATGGGTTGACCTTCCGGTCTTGAGGTCGTTCCATGACCGAACCAGCGCATTATGCATCGGAATGATGCGATACGTAGGCCATTCAAGCACGATCTCATCACCATAACGCAAGGACCATGTGCCAATCTCGGTCTGCCAGTCCTTCGGGTCACAGTTCATGCGTCGCACCGAGTAGGAACTGAACACCTCGTCGATGGCCGCATCAACCTCACTTCGAGGGATGGTGCCACCCCACTCCGATGGGTTCCAGTACGTCGGACGCTTGTCGGGTCCGTACGTCGGCGTGAAGCGAAAGCCGTCCTGCGTCTCCAGTCGCAGCACAGTCCAGTCGTCGGAGTCAGAACCATCGAAGCCAGCAGCGACAGCAGTACCTTTGTTGACGATTCGTGCTGACTGCGTCGGGTCGAGGAATCCATCAGTCAGCCATGCACCACGTCCAGCAACGATGCGATTGGCGAAGAACCTCTCTGCCTGAGCCGGATCCTCAAGCATGATTTCGAGCGCTTCTGCTTCGATCGAGTCAAGGTCGATCCACCAGCAACCGCCGTAGACATGACGGAGTATCTTGCGTCGTTCTCGCTTGTTGGCGAACGACAGTGTCTTTGGTGCTTCGGGGTGATGCCGAAAGATGTCAGGTCGTCTCAGCGCTGCGACATACGTCTTCTGCGCGACCGAGTTCTCTGAAGGATCCCAACCATTCGTAGTCTCAGTAGACCGGCCTTGCATACCAGCAAGGCCTCTCCTCTGTGTCGTCGCGACCTTGTCCATTTTGTTCTGGACGAGCCAGATACCCGTCTCATCCTGAGGTACATAGGTGACGCGCTGTCCCAGTCGACTCTGGTTAGAGGAAGTGACCGTATCAACACGACCATCGTTGGGCAGCTGCGCGAATTCCTCACCGATACGTAAGACCACGTCCGCCAACGGCCCTTGTTCAACCATCGGTTTGAACGCACCGTAGATGTTGAAGGTCTGTTCTTCCGAGTAGGCCGTGATCTGGATGAGTGGAGTAGGCCACGGTGCGCCCATCGGTTCGCCTGGCTGGTACTCATAGATCCAGCCGCAACCGCACCCATAGTGCCTGCAGTCGTAATGCTCACCTCCATGCGCAATGCCTGCGAAAGTTGCGGGACCCATGCCCTCCAGGCACACTTGCGCAGCCGTCATCGGACCCTTACCGGCCTTCTGCGGCATGACGAACTGCGAGCGCCGATAGTGGAACGCTGGTGCACCGATCAGTGGTCGCGTCTTGTCCGGAACGGGTGGGTTCGACTTGATGCGATAGTGATTGGCAAGACACCAGGCCTGCCAGCCGGCGAGGATGTATGGCTCACCTTTGTGAAAGCCATCGGGAATCTTGCAGTGTTGTTCGATCCACTTCAGGGCAACGCGAAGTACGGGGAAGTCGATACGAAACTGCTCACCTGACGACGAGTGAGTCGATGTCGACATGATCCGGCACCTCTACCCACCACATCGAAGCCCACAGCAGCCAGTTGCCACCAAGAACCGCATGTGAGGTAAGCCTTGGCTCAGTGAAGGACGGAAGCCGATCCGTGACGACCCGTCCGCCCACCGAGGCGGCCAGTTCGTCAGCCTGTCGACGCATGTACTCCATGCCCTGTCGAGCGAAGTCGGGATCGGAGACATCCTTCAGATCATTCTCGTTGAGCGGAACCTCCATCCGCACAGCAACACGTGCCTCCTTCATGCCGAGGGACCGCGAGTCGGCTCGACCTGGAAGGAGCGGTACGGATTTCCGGCATACCGATGCAGAACGGCCTGTGCGGCTGCCTCGAACCACTCCTTCACGTCAGGGTCGGCGTCCTTCCACTGCGGAAGGTGGTCACCCGAGAACTTCGATGTCCAGCCGGCACGCTCGCAGTACTCCTCGTACGCCGTCTGGCCGTAGGGCTCACTCGTCGTCATCGTTCGTCTCCTCCTCGTCATCCAGATCGTCATCGTCGTCCGCCACGGCGGGCGCGACCATCATGCTGTCAAGGACGGATGTCGTGGAGGTATTCGACGGAAGTTGTATGACCGGTGCCACGCCGTAGAGGGATCGCTCCTCGGTTGGCTCCTCGATCTTCTCGTCAATGATGATGCGAGCCGCACGCATCGCGTGCGGTGTGATGAGGAGTTCCTGGCCCAACTGCTTGAACATCGTGATGGTGGTCGAGCGCGCGTTCGCGCTCGCACAGAGCACGGCGAGACGGCAGTAGGTCGCTACCTGCATCTCCATGCGCTGACGCTTCCAGATGTGCGACTGCGGGTACTCGCACCAGATCCGGTCCCAGTAGGCGAAGACTCGATCGGACGGCGGATTGTCCGGATCGAGTGCTTCCGTGGGCCATCCAGGAGCCTCGGGCAGACCCTTGCCCGGCAACCGAGTCCACGACTGCACGTCGTTCGGTCGGTTCCGACGGATGGCCGAAGGGTCGGGCGCTGGACCGACCGGTCCGGTACGGAATGCAACCATGCGCGCAGGATACGACGTCCGGACACACGTAGGGCCCGAATCGGCGCTGAACCGTAGTCTTCGCGTCCTCTTCGGGCCCTGCATGTGCGTTTTATGCCCGCACGGCCAACCTACTCGGTACTGACCTTCAGCCTGCGCCGCGCTGACAGTGCTAGACCTACCGGACTAGACCTTTCGGTTGCTCTTGGCGGCGATCTCACGACTCCCGGGCTGCCGTACTCGATCGCCGGTGGTCGACGCTAGCACAGCATGAAGGCCTCTCGCCCTACGAGTTGAGAGGCCTTCATACGTGTGAGAGTGGTGTGGTGACCTGAAGTTGACGCTAGCATGCGCGTGCTCCGTTTGTCCAGTCAGAGAACCAAGATGATGAACACGATGACGAGCGCGAGCGTGGGAAGACTGATGCTTCCGAACACCTTCACCGAGCGTGGCGTGCCTGACCTCCAGAGGCTCAGGCGAGGGACCGGGTGACGAGGGATTCTAACCACCGTGCCGTCGGGGTACTTGATTCGCATGATTCATTCACCTCCACTTGCTCTTGCCGGCCAAGGTAATACCGAACCGACATGAACGGGAACGGCCAGGGCAGTTGTGCGTGCGTGCCACAGAGCACCATCATGCCCCAGTGACACAGCGGTGGCAGGGTAGGCCCTGGGACCGCGATGGCCCACCAGTACCGCCCCCTGTCTGTGCAGGTGGACACCGAACATCCAATGTGGCTCATGTCGACAGTATGACGCACTGTGGAGCACATGGTTCCATCCCTCAGGAGTAGTTGAAGACTGGTGTACCAAAAAGTGCCC